GACGTGGCTAATGCAATGTTGGCTGCTGTGGTGATTGCTGCAATAGCGCTAAAACCAGCCATAACGCCATTAACTAAAACAATAGCGGCAGCTAGGCCGCCGATAACGACGCCCATAGTTACGATTAATGGGGCGTTGTCGCTAGCAAATTTCGCAAACTCGGATAGCAAACCAACGGCAATAGCCATAACGGGTAAAAACCCTTTACCGATATTGGTTTTAGCGTCTTTAATTTGAGCGGTTAAAATACGTTGCTTGTTCGCTGCGCCGTCTGCTGTCCGGGCAAAGTCGCCCTGCTGTAAGTTTGTCTGCTCAAGAATAAGCGCTTGCGCGGCGAGGCTTTTATTTTGTGGCGTTAATGCGTCTTTGGTTGTTTTGACTAGCCCTAGCTCTAAAGCCTTTGCGCGTAGTGACGCGTCGTCGAGCAAAATACCAAAACGGCGTAGCGGCTCTGCCTCGCCTCGTAAGCCTGCGCCTAAAGCTAGTACGGCATCTTCGGGGCTGGTGTTGTTAAATGATGCTAGATCGGTGGCTAGGGTCGTGAACTTTACGGCCATGTCTCCTAGATCGGTGCCGGTTAGGCCAGCTGCGGTACCTAATACGCCAAATGTTCCGGCGGCTTTTAGGGCTTCGGTTTGTGACTGGCCTAAAGCTGTTGCGGCCGTTTTGGAAAAATCCATAATGGCGGTAGACGCCTCGCCAAAAATTACTTCGCTTTTGCTTGCTTCCTCGTTAAAGTCGCTAGCCAATTTGGCTGCCCCAAAAGCTGCAACGCCTAGCGCGCCTAGCGCTGCGGCTGCTGGTAGAAAGGCTTTTTTAAGAACAAAACCCGCGCGGGCTGAATTTGTCTCGAGTAACTTAAATTCTCGGGTGGCTTTATCGAAACCCTTAGTATCTAGGCTCGAAAGAATTGGTATAGATAGTGCCATTATTTGTATTCAATCTGTAGGGCTTTGTTCATTTTGACAGATACCCGGCTAATTATTTTGGATAGTTCGCTTTGTACTGCTGGCATGACGGCAACGACGCCCGGGGTAAGTGACCGGGACGCTCGAGCGTTAGGGCCTTCGCCTTCGGTTATTAGGTTTGTTACAAATTGTGAGCCTTCGCGGATACCGGCGTGATCCCATAGGGCGGCGGCGGCGTCTGTCTGTTGAGCAACTAGCAGCGCATAGGGGCGGGCCTTAAAATCTATAGTTTGTGTGTAAGCGTTGTTTATGCGTCGGCCGTCAATTATTAGCGGCTTGTTAAAAGTCACGGTACGTTCACGGCTGGCGCGTTTACCTACAACGGTTTTTACACCGGCTGTAACGTTTTTAATCCTGTAGATAGTTTCGTTACGGCCTTTAATCATTGAGCCGCGCACCATACCCGATAGCGGGTAATCGGTTGGGATCATTGACCGCGCCGACTGTACGACCATACGGCCCGCGCCAGCTTGAATATCTGTAGTGATTTGGCGTCTAAATTTAGGGTCGAATTTGTTTAGTTCGGTCAATGTCTGTTGTATTCCGAATACTTGAGCGCTAGCGGCGACGGGCATTAGCGCGCTCTCGTTCCCGGTGTTGAGTGTTTAGAACATCTACTACGGTTGCTAAATCGGCTGCGTCGAAATCTATCGACGGTGGCCAGTAATGCACCGCTACCAGTAGCTCGGCTAGTTGTCGGCGGTAGCTGCCGACTCTGTAGGGTTTGGGTTTTCACTATCTACAACTTCCAGCGCGGCGCACTCTTTAATAAATTGGTCGAATGAAACCGGTACCACGATATTAGCCATTTTTGACGCTTCGTATGCCATGTACGCTAGGTGTTCCATTGCTACGCCGTTTGCTAGATCGCTGGCGCGCATTTTGTATTTGCGTTCCCATAGCACTACTACCATTAGGTTAGTAGCTACTTCGTATACGCCGTCGTTGCGGGTTACTCGAATTGTTATATTCATGTCGGGCCTTTGTTTAGGGGTTTAGATTAGTTTGTGTCTACGGTGTAGACGCCGCCAGTAAAAACCACGTCCATAGTGGTTAATTCTGAAAGCGCAAAACCGATTGGTAGCGAGGCTAAAAAAGTACCAGTTAGGGTTAGTCCGGGATTGGTTACGGTGTAGGTACCGGGTGTAACTGGCTTTTCAGGCGACACGATAACGGTAGTTGTAGTTCCTACTAAACCGTTGAGGGTAATCCAAGTTTCAAGAGCTGCAAACGAGCCGTAAAGAGACAAGGTAAGCGAGTGATCTCCAAGGCCTTTTACGTATTTGTTATCCACATCGCCAAAGGCTGTAGCGGTAAGTTGCGCGTAGTCGATAGAAAAAGTAGCGGCGGTGCATTGGTCGGAAATGTCCACCGAGTTTACTATTACGTGTGGGTTGCTTAAAAGTGTGCTGGTAGCCATAGGGGTTAATCCTTTGTATCGGTTTCTGTGTCGGTGTCTGTCTCTGTTTTAGCAGATTTAGCGGCCTTAGTGGTGGAACTTTGACCGATGAAACCGCCAGCTACTAAAGCGTCGATATTTGCGCCGGCGTATCGTTTGTCGTTGGGGTCAAATTTTGCCCCTACGGTGCCTAGACGTTCTGAGAGAATTACGTACATTTTGTGCCTAACTTGTTTGCGCTTGAATGTTTATGTTTAGATCGTAGGCCGGTAGCTCTACCCCGCCGATAATAGCCATAGTTGGCCGTCCATCGGTGACACCTACAGACGCGTTTAATACTTTGGCGGCAATGTTCATTAGCGACCGTTGGGCGTCTAGGTTTCCGGGGCCTAAAGTGATGCAACGTACGGGGAAACTCATTTTAACTATGTTGCCGTTGTAGGCCTGAAATGTGGGGGCGTCGATAAAGACGCAAGGCGGGACAAGGTTGCGCGGGTCGGTCACGACTTGTAGCCCGGTAATTGTTCCAAGTTTCGCCGCTAGGTCGTCTAGGCACTCGTTAAACAGGTCTGTAAAGGCGACTACGGGCATTACGCGAGCGTTGGGCGGTCAATACCCAATAGTTGTTTAATTGTGCCGTTAAGGCCGTTGGTGCTGGCGACGCCGTAGCCATCGAAAGTAGCCATATCTTGCAAGCCGCCCCGCTGTCGATAGAGCGCGCCGCCGTATTGTGTCGTTCCAAGTTTTACGGCCCCGTTGGGTGCCGGCGTTAGTAGGTCTTGATACCCGGCAATTTTTCTACGTGTAAAACAAAATTCGTTAGCGGCAGCTGCGCACACGGTAAGAAATGCGGCGTCCCCGGCCGTTGCGGTGCCTATCCCAAGCCAATCCTCAATATCGCCGGCTGTAATCCAAGTACAAGCGACGAGATCATTAGCTACGGTGCCAGTGGTCGCGCTGCGTTCCACATTGGCGGCCGTTAGTGCATAAATAATTTGGTACGGAATGGGTTGGTTGTAGTCGTACTCTAAATCGCCTTCGTCGCTAACACCCGTAAAAAGATATTCGGGTGTTGCGTATACGGTGCGTGATCCGTTAAATGTGGCATTTACCCCGGCGACGGTGACTACATCGCCGGGGTCTATGTCGTGTTGCTCAAGTAACTGTAAAGACGCGTAATTAGTTATTAGCGTTTTATGCGTGACTGTGTAAATAGCCATTGGCGGCTAACCGCCTTTCAGGCTAAACGAACTTGACGAATTTTGTGGCGTCTCTCATGCTGCCTGCGGCATACCCTCTAAAAGCGATGGTCCGAGATAATGAGGACGGTACATCGATACTAATTGCCCCTTTGGGCTGCTCGAAGTAGTGGTAACCAGCGGCCGGGCCTGCTGCGTGTCCCATGAACGAGCCGGGTGCGTTCTTGTCTACGACAAGTACAAGGCCTAGCGGGTTGCCGTTCCATGTGTTCGCTGCTGCGTTGCCTGCTGCGTTTTGTCCCATGAGGTTAGGTGCGCCCGTGTATGGAAATACCGGGCGGTTTTGGTCGTCTACGCTGCTTGAAAGAGCCGCCCAACTGGTAGGGGTTACGAACATGTGGCTAGGTAAGTAGTTCGAGCTTTCGGAGATTTGGCGCGCACCGTCGTAAACGGCTGCTACCCAATCTGCACCTACGGCGGTGTCGGCTACTGATGCTGTTTGAACAATTGCGGCGTGGCAGTTGTCAATGGCGTAGTTGTCGGTGGCCTGTCCGTATGCAATGGCAAGTTGCTCAAGAACAATATTGAGTGATGCGGGATCTGTCCAATCGAGATCTTGCTCGGACATGGTTACGTATGTACCGAATGTGAGTTTAGAAACGTCGGTATTTGACACGGTTACGGTCGAAGGGTCGAGCGTTGTATTTTCGCCTGTTGGCTGCTGCGTTACAACTGGTCGTACCGTAATTTTTGGAAGGCGGAACGTTGCGCCTGACGTGGGCATCGCCCTAGTCCCGATAGCCGATACGAACGGTCTAATCGGGTTAAGTCCGTCATAGACACTGCCGGTGATTATTTCTGGCAAAATTCCCGGGGTCGAGCTGGTATCGATAAAAGGCGCGGCAGCTTTAATTTGTGCGTTAATTTGCGCAAACTCTGACGGGCTAGACGCATAGGCGGCCATGTATTGCGCTGCGCTAGGCATAGTGAAACGCTTAGGCGCTTCGGCCCAAATTGGCGCGGTTGGTGTTGCTGCCTCTACGGCTGCTACTTCGGGTGTCTTTTCCATTTCGGGGGTTTCCTCATCTAGTGGGTTTTCTTGATTATTGTCTAAATCGTCGGGGTTGTGGTGGATACTTGCCGACGCATAAACCTCGGTGATTTTTGCGGCGTTAAATGCCGGTTGTGGCACTAACGAAATTTCGTCGATTACAGCTGCCGTGATGCGCATTACGCCGGCGTCGTCGGTTGTCCATTGCTGCGGTGAGATACCTACGGACACGTCTAACACGCCGTCTGCGCTAAGAGTAAGCGCGGTGTCACCCAATGGGGTAGCGCTAATGCGGGCAGAAAATAAAAGTTCGTTAGGGCTTGAGTTATCGAGCTGTGTAACGATGCCGACGGGTTGGCTCGAGTCGTGGAACATGTAAACGCGTGGCATGCGATCAGGCGCGGAAAGGCTGCCCGGTTCAAATAAAACCGTTTCGCCTGAACTTACGGACGCGGTTACGCCATATGGGGCGGCAATGCCCATAATTACACGCTGCCCGGTACGGCTGCCGTCCGGTGCTGCTGCGTCTACTGTGATTGCGGTAGCGGTTAATTTAATCATTAGTTCAAAGGTACTCTAACTGTTTCTTCGATTGTTGGCATTTCGTCCGGCATTTCCCCGCCGTAGCCACCCATATAGTCGGCCGCTAAATACTGTTTAGGGTTTAGCCGTACATAGGTACCGCGCGGTAGTACGTTGTCGCCGCTCAATGTCTGCGATATGCACTCGCTGTAGGCCTTGCATGCAAAGAGCCAAAGCTGCTGGCGGGCGTCGGCGTTGTTCGAATAATTGTAACCACCGATAGACAAGTTGCATAAAAAGCCGGGGATATTGGCTAGGCGTGACATTTCGAGCGCTTGAAAATTGCGGGCTTCGCTTAAAAGCATTTTGTCCGGTGTTGCGCTGGTTTCGCTGTATGTCAAGTGTTCCGAGATCGCGGCAACGCTGTTAGACATGCGGGCCACGTTGAACGATTGCGCCATTTGTGCTAATTCTTCGCTGCTTAAAGGCTGGCCGCCAGTTTGTTTAAGAACGCCGGAAGGCTGCACCGCTACCGCGTTACGGTTAGCTGCTTGCTCGAGCTTTAGCGCCGTGTCGATAGCGCGCGGGGCGACAGTAGTTAGCGCTTGAATAGGGCTAATGAATTGTACGACGTCTTTGTAGTCAAGCGGTAAACCTAAAAACATAAGTTGCTTAGACGGGCCGAAACTTACGTTACCTTGCTGATCTAAAGTGGTTACAAGGTTTGCCGGTAGACGTTGAAACGACGCGGGGTACCCATCGGCCGTCCTAGTTTTGACATGTAGGTAGCCCACGCCGAAAAAAAATAAATCGTCGAATAACCATGAAAGCGTAAAGTTATTTGTATTGTCCGGGTCTAACCGTTGTAACCAACTGCGGGGCGCTAATGGTATTTCTTCCATTTCTTCGCCGTTCCATTGCAAGGTATACATTTCAAGCGGTAGGCAACCAATAACCGACGCAATGAGATCACGGGCGCGGGAAATAGTGGGTACTGACATACAACGGGCGCGCGCTGCGTCGTCTGCGTAGGCGTAATACGGTGGCCCAATTTGGCTAGCGCCCTGATTGCCTTGCTGTGTGTAGCCGTAACCTACAGCGGCTTTTACTTCCGGTTCGGCAATGCCGTAAACGGGTTTTGGGTCGCGTCGAAATAAAGCCATAGGCGCATTATGCCACAAGGTTTACCCGTTGGGGTGGAATTGGGGCGCCCGACGCGCCCCAAAACCGATCTAATGCTAACCGTTAGAGAACGCGACAATAGGTTTAGCGTTATTGGCCGGGCGTGAAACCATCGCAACAGCAAACACCATAGCTCGCGCCATTTCGATAGGGCCACTAGATCGGGCCGATGATAAAGCTACGGTTTGCTGGTGACGTACAAGTACTGCGCGCTCGGTTTGTTCTACTAAAGATATTTCGCCTGAATGTTGTACGCGACCTTCGACAATTAAAGCGCGTACGCCTTGTGTCCATCGGCCTAGTTCGCGATACCCAACTATGGCGCGGCGGCTGTCATATTCCCGGGGGCATGAAATCTCAAAAGGCGGCGTAATAGTTAGCGATAGTGACGGGTCGCGCATTTGTTCCGCAATTTTTTTCCATGCTGCCGCAAGGCTGTCCACGTCAAAAGCAACGGTGACTAATGATCTATTGGCGTCTTGTACTGCGCGTACGCCTACATAGCGCGTACCGTCTAACGAAGTTTCTACGGATAACGTGCCGCCCTTTGGTATGGGGTCGGTCGTAGCGCACGACGCAAATAGCCCCGGCTCGAGCCATGCGGTGCTACTGGCCACCCAAATATTTACAGAACTTCGTAGGAAGGCCGACCGATTGGGTGCTTTGGCTTCGGCGTGTAAAACGTCAATAGTTAAACCACCACGACCAATAGACGGGTTGGCCATTTTCCATGCCTCGGGGCTCATCGGGTCAAGTGTCGCCGGTGGTGACCATTCGGCAAAATACATAGGGCCAACTTCGCCGGCGTCAATTTGCCGTAAACCCTGACCGCGCCAACGTAGCAACGCATGGCTATTTTGTGTGCCAGCTGTAGAAACCATTAAACAAATGGGATTTGTTACGGCGCGTTGCGTAGGAAGTAGCCCGGTGTCTATTGCATCTTCGGAAATGTCCCAACATTCATCTATATAAAGAAACGACGCGCTATAACCGTGACCGGCTTGCGGGGTAGCTGCTCTAACGATCCACCGGTGCCCGTGTATCTCTAGTTCGTTACGGCCATACGACCACGAAACTTTAGCGCCAAATTTCTCTTGCAAAATTGGGGCGAGATACTTAAACATAGAAACCGCTAGGTCGAGTTTGTGGGCTACAGAGATAGCGACACAACTACCGCCCCGGCGCGGTGCCTCAATAGTAAGAAACCAACCGATACAAGCTGCGCCCAAAAGGCTTTTACCGTTCTGTCGCGCAACCGACAAAAGCGATACGCGGCGTAAAAAATTATCTTCGTCGTCTAATGCGGTGATGCCATGTAAACACCGGACTTGCCAAGGGTAAAGCTCTACGCCCATGACGTCTCTAGCAAAACCCAATATTTCCGTAGCTCGAGATCGGGCCGTTTCGGGCGTGATCGTTTCTAGTCTTGGCCGGTCGTCGCCAGTTTCGACCACGCTTAGTGGTTCTTGGGATATACGATATGGTGCG